GAAAGCGGAGCTTTTTCCATGACAACCCCTATGTCGTATGACGGCAGCGTATCTGGCACAACCAGCTACATCACCCAGATGGCGACTATGGCAGTCGTTGCTGAGACCGATCCTGCTTTTCTGACAATTCTGCCTCAGATGATCGTGTACGCCGAGCTTCGGATGTACCGCGATCTCGACTTTCTGTTCACTTCCGGATCGACAACCGCATATAGCTTGACGGCAGGGAGCCGTGTTCTGAACGTAAATGCTGACACGTTCACCTATGGCACGCTGGTTGTCCCTGAGCAGATCAACGTTTTGGTTGGCTCTACTGATCCAGACCTTGCTCAGCGTGTCCCGCTCCTTCCGACTACGAAGGAGTTTTTGGATGCGGTCTATGGCTCTGGAGCTGTAGTAAATAGAGGTGTGCCCCAGTATTGGGTGCCATTCGACGATTATACCTTCTTGGTTGGTCCCTATCCAGATCAAGGTTACACCGTTGAAATCGTTGGAACATATCGCCCTGCAAGCTTGTCTGCGAGCAACCTTGAGACGTTTATCAGCAAGAACCTGCCTGATCTCATGATCATGGCATCTATGATCTACATTTCTGGCTATCAGCGGAACTTTGGTCGTGCCAACGACGATCCGCAAATGGCAGTCACCTACGAGAGCCAATATCAGGCTTTGCTCAAAGGCGCTGCCAACGAAGAGAACCGCAAAAAGTTCGAGGCTGCGGCTTGGTCGTCTCAGTCGCAATCTACCTATGCTACGCCGACGAGGGGATAACCGATGGCTCATCAAAGCCTCAAGCTTATTCCCGGTGTGGACGTCAACAAGACTCCCGCCCTCAACGAGGCGGCGATCTCGCAAAGCCAGCTTGTCCGGTTCATCCCAGACAGGACATTGGGTGGGTTGGTGCAAAAGCTTGGCGGTTGGACCAAGTTCTATGCCAATAGCATCAACTCAATCGTCAGGTGCTTGTGGGCATGGGAAGATACTAACTCCAACTCGTATCTTGGCGTTGGCGCAGAGGGAGCTATAGACGGCGGGGCATTACAGGTCATTACATCTGGCGGGGCGATGGATATCACGCCCAAGAAGACGACTGTCAATGTAGCCGTCAGCGTGACAACCACAGCGGGTAGCAATGCTGTTGTCATAACGGATGTTGGACGGAACATAACCAGCTACGATGTCGTTGATATTCAAACAGAAATCAGCGTTGGCGGCATTGTGCTTTTCGGGCAATACCAATGCTACAATCCGGGCGGAGCTGCCAATACCTTCACGATCTATGCGCTTGATGCCCTTGGCGCGTCAAACCCCGCAACATCAAATGTTGCCAATGGCGGCGCTGTTGCGCAGTTTGCTACGACATTAGGTTCAGCAAACGTATCGGTAACGCTCAACGATCATGGGTATCTCGCGGGCGACACCTTCCCAGTGCTCATTGCCACAACTGTTGGCGGCATCACGTTTTATGGGAATTATGTCGTCAATAGCGTGACATCTACCAATGTCTTTGTGATCGGGGCATCTGCGGCTGCGTCATCCACGACTACTGGATACGAGAATGCCGGGCAGGCTCACTATCTCTACTACAAAGGTGTTGGCCCTACTCTGGCTGGAACTGGTTACGGTATTGGTGGATATGGCAAAGGCGGCTACGGAACTGGTGTTGCCCCCGTTGTTGTCCCCGGAACAGCAATCACAGCCACAGACTGGACCTTGGACAACTGGGGTCAGGTATTCATTTCCTGCCCCCTGAACGGTCCTGTTTACACATGGTCTCCTAGCGCAGGGCAACCCGCAGCCAGCGTGATCCCTGAAGCTCCATCAGTTAATGATGGTGTCTTTGTAGCGATGCCCCAGCGCCAAGTCATCGCGTGGGGGTCAACGTTCAATGGCATCAAAGACCCAATGCTCATCCGCTGGTGCGATGTTGATAATTACGATCAGTGGACTGCGTTGATCACGAATCAGGCCGGGTCTTATCGCATTCCAAAAGGATCACGGATTGTTGAAGGTATTCAAGCTGGGCAACAGGGGCTGATTTGGACTGATCTTGGCATATGGGCGATGCAATATGTCGGTCAGCCATATGTCTATCAGTTCAATGAGCTTGGCACTGGTTGCGGTCTCATTGGTCGGAAGGCTGCGGTCTCGATCAATGGCGTGGCCTATTGGATGGGGCAAAGCCAGTTCTTCCGACTCTCTGGTGGCGGTGTCGAGCCAATCCGCTGCCCAATTTGGGATGTTGTCTTCCAAGATTTGGACACAACAAACTTGGACAGAATTCGTGTTGCAGCGAATTCTAGGTTCGGGGAAGTTACTTGGTACTTCCCAACCAAGGGGAATAGCGGCGAGAACAACGGCTATGTGAAGTACAACTTCATTCTGGAACAGTGGGACTATGGGTTCAACTCCACAGCTAATCCCTATGTATCTAGGACTGCATGGATAAACGAATCAGTGCTCGGTGCCCCTATTGGCGCGGCTCTGAATAGGTATATCTATCAGCACGAGACATCGACTGACGCAGACGGCGTTGCCATGGATTCCTACTTCCAGACGGGCTACTTCGTTCTGTCAGATGCCGATGTCAAAATGTTCATTGATCAGGTTTGGCCTGACATGAAGTGGGGCTACTATGGCGGAACACAGGGGGCCAACGTCCTGTTGACGTTCTATGTCACTGATTATCCCGGTCAGACGCCATTGGTCTATGGCCCGTACACTTTGACACAAGCGACTACCTATATCACGCCACGCTTCCGAGGCCGTCTTGTGTCAATCCGCATCGAGAGCAATGACATTGGCTCATTCTGGCGACTTGGAAACTTTCGCTATCGCATTCAAAGCGACGGCAGATTCTGATGTTTAGCAAATGCTCCATACGCTTTTTTAGCTGCCTCAATGCGGGCATTATGCGCATCTTCAACATTTTCGAACAAACCCAAATAAATACTTTTTCCCGCAACAGAAATGTGCGCTTGCCATTTGTTACCTTTGGAATGCCAAGATACCCCAACATATCCAGATTTGTTATTAAGGGCTCTAGATCGGTTCATACAGTTTTGTTGATGGGTTGCCTCTCTAAGATTGCAAAGTCTGTTGTCAGAGCGATTACCATTAATATGGTCAATTTCTCCAAAGGGCCAAAAACCATTTGTCATAGCCCATGCAACCCTATGCGCTGGAACAATTATGCGATTAATGCTAATCTTAACATAGCCGTTGCAATTAGTCCCTGCTTTGTGGTTAGCCTTTGTCCACAGGGTATTATTCTTCCAAACCAGATCACCAGTATCTGGATTGTAAGACAGTTTCTCGTGCAAAATGTGGATAGGAACTTCTCTCATGCTCCAGACATATCACCAATTTTGAATGGGAGTCAAGTATGACAGCAAGTTTAAGTGATTTGCTCACTACGCAGAAGAACGGGGTTGTTGCTATCAACAACCTCTCGCAAAATATTGCTGGAATTTCAGCGGTTTATCGTGGGAACCCACAGTCTGGAGTAGGTGCTGGGACATCCACAGGGATCATCTACACTGTCCCTAATGGTCAGCAGTTCACCTTAACAGACATCGAAATTTGCAATGCTTCGGCGACTGGAACGACGTTCAGCATCTTTTTGGTGGCATCCGGCGGCACAGCGGGGACGACAAACGCCCTGTTCTATAACGCGCCAATACCCAAAAATACCACTGTCCAGTGGACTGGCAGCACTGCCTTGTCGGCTGGCAGCACAGTTCAGGTATCTGCTGGCGCGGCAACGGTTGCCATCAAGATATCTGGTGGGGCAACGTAATGACAATCACCTCGTACCCGCCGATTGCAGGATCAACTAGCAGCTCTACCAACGCTCCTTGGTATCTTCAGGTTGCGCGTGGCCAAGTCCCCGGTGTCTCTCAAGTCAACGTCTTTGGCTATAGCGCCAACATAGATGGAAACTTTGTAGCTCTATGGGATACAGGCCCATATGTGTTCCCGACTTCGGCATCTGCCTTAACCCTTGTCAGTACATCCGCATCTGACAATACGTCTGCTTCCGTGGCGATTGTCGGGCTGGATGCCAACTGGGATGTTATTAGCGAAATCAAAACGCTGAATGGGACAACAGCTGTAACGACTACAAAATCATTTCTTCGCATCAACAGCTTTACCATGATTACGCCGGGTACAGGCCAACTTAACAATGTTGGAACTATTACGGCTAAGGTTGGGGCAACAACATATGCGATCATGCAACCAACTATCGGCAAAATGACAAACTCTTGGTACTCCGTGCCAAGGGCAAACACGTTTTATTTGGATTCTATCTATTCGTTCACAGATAGCGTCACAGGCAATAACTTCTGCAATTTTAGAGCTGTCTTGGTCAACAATGCCAACGTATCGCCTGTTACGTATCAACTTTTGCAGACGGCTTTTCAGGGCCAATACAGTGTTTTACGAACAGACCCCTTAGCTTATGCTGAAAAAACAGATATCCAATGGCAATTCACGGTCGATTCCGGGACACATAAAATCAGCTGCATTGTTCAGGGTCTTCTCATCGACAACACTGCACCATAAGGGGCCATCATGCCGTTGAAGAAGGGTTCCTCACAGAAGGCAATTAGCTCCAATATCAGCGAGCTGGTTCATTCTGGTCGTCCGCAAAACCAAGCTGTGGCTATCGCGCTGAGCGAGTCTCGGAAGAAGCGGGCGTATGGCGGTCAAGTTACGCAATCGCATGTTGGCCCAATTCATAGCCCAGTTGCTGGCAGGACAGATCACCTTCCAATGCATGTCCCTTCTGGCTCATATGTCATCCCGGCAGATATTGTCTCTTCCATGGGGGAGGGAAATACGATGGCAGGGTTCAAGGTGCTAGATACAGTCTTGAAAGAATATGGTAATTCTCCACAAGCGAGAGCAAGCGGAGGCCGTGGCAATGAAGCGCAAGTGCCTATCGTTGCAGCTGGAGGGGAATATGTCATCCCGCCAGAAGTCGTCACAGCAATTGGCAACGGTGACATGAATTTGGGCCACACTGAGCTAGATACCTTCGTGAAAACGATGCGGAAGAAGCTCATTGATACTCTGAGGAAGTTGCCGGGGCCGAAAAAGAACTAGAAGGGGAAGTCTATGTTCGAGGATTTGGGGGTTCGTTTAGCTCAGCCGGAAGAAGTCCATGACATCATGGAGGCTGCGCTACAGGCATGTACCGAAAATGGGTTTGCTGACCCAAATCAGGTAAAGGTTCTGGAACAAGTATGGTGCGGGCTAAATCTTGACAATGGCCTTGTCGGGGTTATCGGGGAGCCCGGCAAACTTGAGGGTGGCATCCTACTCAGAGTCACCGATGTGTGGTACTCTGACGATAAGGTGTTGGAAGAAAGAGCCATTTTCATCCTACCTGAATATCGTGGTGTTAAAGGAGGGCGTGCCAGACGGTTGTGCGAGTTTGCCAAGCGGGCTGCGGAAACGATGGGAATGCCATTATTGATTGGTGTCCTGTCAAACCACCGCACAGAAGCCAAGGTAAGGTTGTACGAACGACAATTTGGCAAGCCAACAGGGGCGTTTTTCCTCTATAATGGCAGCACGGGTTCTGTGCGAGACGCAGCGGAGTAGATGGCATGGGTGGTGGCGGAGGAAAAGGTGGTGGCGGCGGAACCACTACACAGCAG